CATACCAAAGTTCTGAATCGACTCAACGGCTGAACTTATCTCCTTGCCCGATTGAATAGCAGATTTGATGCTCTGGGTTGCCGCCTTTGCGGTGCTGATAATCGGATCTAAATCGCTCAAGATTCATCCCTATTCCTAATCAAAAAACTTCACCACCAGCAGGAGGAAGTGTCGTCGCATGGATAGCCACGTTTTGTCGAAGATCTAGGTCAACTCCACAGTCGGCGCAGGTGTCGGCCTCTAACTCAGACTCATCTAAGTCATACCCACATGCCTTACAAAGCAGTTCTACTTCGTGCTTTGGCACTATGGTTCCGTCAACTTCCTGCGCTTCGACTATGCGTTTCACTATCGGCTCCTTAGACTACAGCCATTAACTGCTCAACCGTTGTGCAGGCAGCAATTGCCGCTTCTTTTTCGGCGCATAGGGCAAGTACAGCAGCGCGGTCAGCCATTACATCTCCCGGGATTTCCACGTTGCGCTCTGCCTTGCGGATCACCATCCAGTCGGTTGCGGCTAGTGCTGAGTTAGCAGCGGCTTTGGTTTGTGCAATCCACTGGGACTTCAAGCCCTTGGTTACTAAGCGCTCGGTGGTGTTGACCATTGCACCCTGACCGTTGTTTGCAGTCGGGTCGTACTCTTGTACGTAGAGAGGATTGCCCTGAGCATCTGACTCTTCTTTGTCCTCGATGGCCTTGGGAGTCGCACTGAAGGTAGCCTCAACGGTCTGGTTGGTCTCGTTGACACGGTAGTTAGGGCCGTCTACCCAATAGAACCGCTGATCTTGTTGTTGACCGTAGATGATCTCGTAGACACCAACGGCCTTGCGCTCTGCCTCTGTAGCGTTGCGGATAAACCGTGCGGAGTATTGCTTCTCTCCGATGGTAAAGCCAACATCAGGCTGGATGAGTTGAACGATGTTACCGTTTTGAACTATTGCAAACATAATCACTACTCCTTAAAAAGTTATCGGGCTAAAGCATTTTTGAATGGGTTTTCGGCGAAACAGGCGTAGACAATGGTGTTTCCAGAACCATTCCATGCAACAAAAGAATCTCTCAACTTAAAACCATTAGAAGTCATATCAAGTATTGACGATGCTGTATTTTCTGCGTTGCTGTTATTGGGAGCCAGATAGCCCTTGGTTACGTTATATGTGTCTCGTGCCGTGTCAAATACCAGCCATGCATTTCCGCCTGTATCCGTTGCGTTCTTAATCAACACAAACCTCGGCCTAAACCCAAGGTAAACAAACGGGCCGTCTGCGCTGCCGTTACCTGTATATTTTCCAAACGCAGAGAAGCCAGAGATTGCGGCAAACACATACGCCACGCAACCATTACCAGACGGATTTGTTGCTCCAGTTCCTCTAGTTGTAAAAGTTGTAGAACTTACTCCGCTGATGTTATCCACATCGGCGCCAGATGCCGCAGTACTGTTTAAAAATAAAGTATCAGTTACTCCAGAAGTTGCATAAATTGCGCTATGCCATACACGCCAATTTGCAATACTTCCATCTCTACGTTTTTGGATGATCATGGAAGGAACAACCCCAAGTCCATGCCCAACCGTAGCACCGTCTATCCCATTGCCTGTATACGTCACAATCGAAAAACCAGCAGTCGTGTTTGCTCTGACCTGTGCCGATATAGTACCGCTAGTATTAGTTACAGTTGAGCCGCCAGCGTTCCAGCACCAACCAACAACCGATTCGCCAGACTTGTTGATGTCGTACCCAAGACCATCGCCAACCGTGAATCCGTCAGATTGAAACGAAATGACCGTGTTGGAAGTTGTCTCTGCGGCAGTTGAATTGCTCTGAATGTTTTTTGTTGCGCCACGAACTGCGTCTACCCAATCTTGCCCAGAGTTTGCAGGTCTTGACTTGGCCCAAACTAAGTCTGGTTGGAACCCTACCCCTGTGATGGCCTGACTTGCAGTTGAATTGCCTGTCCACAGCACTGCATTAAAGTAATCGCTGCCCTTCAACACCGTCGATGCTGGCAAGTTAGTCGTGCATAGCGACAGGAACCCGGGCACAGTGTAAGTAAATGGTCTTTGCCCAAAATTATATTGATGAACCGCTCCAGACTGGACGTAAACCGCTGGGAAATAATCGTCAGAAATGTCCGTCAGTAATTGCGTGAAGGTGTATTGAAGTGTTCCATTCCTATAGAACGATACAGTTCCATTGTCCACTCGTACTTCACAAATGTCGTTCGCACTTGCCGCTGTAACTGTTATCAGATTAGTTCCGCTATACCGAATTTCTCCTGAGTCTAAGTACCAAGCATAATTGTTTGTGTTTTGATAACTAGTCCCTGTTAAGGCAGAAGATGGTTTGACAATAGCAATAAACCCATAGGTCATTGTTGTTGGAGTGACCTCGTACTTCCATTTGCCGGTTTTAGGTATGGGCATTGTTGCTTGAGCCGATACCCAAGATCCGGGTGCATAAGTTGCTTGGAGATTTCCATTAGAAAGAGTGACCGAAGTATTCTGTAGCGGGTTCAGCGTACAGTAGTTTCCCCGTATCACCCCACCTGAGTCGCCAGTATTATATGCAACCCACGGGGTAGGCACATCCGTCATGGAGTCGTTACCCACACCGGCTGTTACAGAGAAGTTATTGGTTGTCCAGTTATTAGCGTTGCCAGAGTAATCGTAACCTAGCGTGGTCGTGCTGGTGGCATCCTTGAAGTTCAAGTAGAACCCGTTTGTGCCGTATGTACCTGAATACTTCAATGGCTCCCATACACCAGTAGTAGGGTCGGTCATCCCAAATGAGGATGGGGTTAACTGCTGACCGTCAATGAGGTTGACTTCGGTGAGGTAGCCGTCAAAAAAGGAGCCTGTGTTATAAGCCCCTAATTGCATGGATGCGCCAGTCCAGTTGTACTGGGTTTCGTGATTTAGGGTTGGTGCTGTTGACGTTGCCCATGCAGTAATTTGACTGCCGTTTACGTAGGCTTTAATCCGGTTTGTGCTTGTTGCCTGAGTTGAATCGTAAGCAACAACAATATGATACCAAGCACCCGGGTCACGATAAATCGCTGACGAAACATACTCCCCACCATCGCCGCCACCAGAAGCCGTAGCCGAATAAATTCCAAGTTGGTTGCTTGCGTTAAACCAAATATAAGTAACCCTTGAAGAACCAGTAGCGCCCAACAAAACCTTGCTTGCTGCTACGGAACTTCTTTTGACCCAAGCCGAATATGTCCAAACTTGGCGGTTGCTGGTACTAGCCGGGGTGCGGTTCAGATAAGCAGAGTCAGCGCTATTGAATCTCAGGCTTTTAGAGATTGGGTTAGGTACACCAGCCACGGGCCAGTTGTTGTTCCTTGTTGCAGCAGCAGCATCGTCCAGCGTCCATACACCCGTAGCAGAGGTCTGGGTAGGAGTTACCTGATTCTTGGTTATGACTTTACCGGGGTAGTCCATGTCGATCCTATCGTGCTAAAGCGTACTTAAATGGGTTTTCAGCAAATGCCATATATATCAGAGTTGCCGAAGATTGATTTACGCCATTGTTGGTTGACCGTAACTTAAATCCGTTAGATACAAAATCACCAAACGTATATGTACCTTCAGCATTGCTTGAGTTTGCAAGCAGTTCCAAATCCATTAAGTTAGACGTTTCTCTTGCATTGTCAAACATCTCCCAAGACGTTCCGGCGGTAGTTGCGCTTTTAATCATTACAAACTCAGGACGGAAGCCAAGGTACACAAACGGCCCGTCACTCGAACCATTGCCCGTGTAACTTCCAAAGGCGCTATACCCCGCTACTGGCGCAAACACATACGCAATCATTGTTCCACCGTTGCTGTACGAACTATTACCAACACTAAATACAGAACTAGTAGGTGCAGTATTATTCCAAGCAGCAGAATCTGATGTTTTGGCATCTGTTGATGCCATGCTAATAAAGTAATTCTGTGGCGCAGACGCATCCATAAAGGCATGATATGTAGGCCAGCCAGTACCGCCATTGGTTTTATTCTTCATAAACATAAACTGCGGGGCAACTCCTAGTCCATGCCCAACAGTACCGTTAGCACCGGAACCAGTCCATTGCACAATCGAGAACCCGCTAGTCGTGTTCGCCCTGACTGTACTGGTTATAGTGCCAGAGGTGTTGGTAGCGTTAGAGCCGCCAGCGTTCCAGTTCCATGCAACGTAGGTGTAGGTATTTTCATTTACAGAATATCCATTACTATTATTTCCAAGAGTGAATCCTGTAGATGTAACACCACTAACTGCGTTTGATGCCGCTGAATCTGAGTTTGTTAAACTGGTAGAAAGCGCAACCGAAAACCCACGAACGCTATCCTGCAAATTGTGGTTATTACCCGCATTACTTCTGTTTTTAACCCACACCAAATCCGGTTGAAAACCTACGGTGCTAATGGTTTGACCAGTTCCATTGCCTGTATAAGTAACCACATTCATATACTTCCCCGCCTGTGTAGTGCTAGTAGCACCGATGGTCGGCGTAGGCAGATTAGTTGTACACAATGCCTTAAAGCCAGAGGGGGCTGTGTAGGCAAAGGCACGTTGACCAAAGTTCCATGTGCCTTTGCTTGTGTTGTTACTAGTTGTTTGAGCAAATAGAAACGCAACGTAACTGCTTGGCGTAAACGAAACCGCTGTTCCAACCGTAGCATTATTTTTATAAAATTGAATTGACCCGGTGTCCATATCAACAGTCATTCCAACCACATCACCAGTTGTGCAAGTAGCCAATCCAGTTTGATTGTTGGTATTGTCTTTTCTGATAACACCCGTAGAAGTTAAATAAGCAATTGTATTGGTATCGGTTCCAAGATAGTTTGTTGTGGTCATAGATACCCCAGAACCCATAATTCCAAGGTCTAATCGGTCGGACGTTCTAGTAACAGTTACCTCTGCGTAGAACTTTCCAGATGTTGCCGCAGCCGTCGTTTGGCATACTCCAACACCTGAAGCGGGGCCAGTCGCTTCTAAGTTTCCATTTGCAAATGTTGGTGGACTTGATACAGATGCTAATGGATTCAACGTAGCGTAATTACCACGCACCGTACCACCAACACCTGTGTCTGTACCGTATGGCGTAGGTGAATCCACCATAATGTCGTAATTAACCCCCGCTACAACCCACTGAAGGTTAATAGGCGTCCAGTTGTTTCCGTTGCCAGAAGCATCTAATCCGGGATTAATGGGCATTTACTAAGTCTCCTAGATCTTTCTGGTTATACCGTCGTGTACCAGTCAATATTTCGCCAACCATCATTATTGGATCGATAGACTGACGTTATATAAAAATTAGTGTTTTGGTAAGCACTGAGCATCGCAGCCTTTTCTCCGGCTGATAAAGTGTAAGTGCCTATTTGTGTCATGCCACTGAAAGAGCCGTCTACCCGTGCAAAGAACGTAAATGTAAATGTGCTGAAGTTAAAGGTTACCCGTCCAGACGACCCAGCCACAGCATACTGACCATACGTAGTGCCTGAACCAGACCCTCCAAACGTATAAAGTTGCGTTCCATTTCCGTTATAAACATACCAGTTATAGTTGTAATTGTTACCTACAACTAAATGCACAATATCCTGCGCCCCGGAAGTACTGAAATAAGTAGTTGCCGAGGATTGCCGACCAATAGCAATAGTGTAGTTTGGGAATGGGGACGAATTAACTCCGTCTCTGTTTAGTTGGAAATCCAAACTCCAGTTGTTTTGTAGTGCTGTGAAAGATCCGGGACTTACTGCTGCCGCCTTGTACCCACCATCATAAGTAGCGCCACTTAGGTAAATTTGTGTGGAACTCTGAACCATGCTGCCGCTTGCGTTGTATGTCCCAAACGTATTCATCGGGTCATAGTTCCACGTCGGATTGGTTTCGGATATGCTCATTGGCAGATAAAAGCCGTTTGTGCCATACGAACCGATGTACTGTTTTGGAGACCAAACGCCCGTGTCTGAACTGTTAAAGCCAAAGGAAGAGGGTGTTAGGGCTTGACCGTCGATGAAGTAGATTTCGGTTTGGTAGCCGTTGTTATATTGACTTGTACTTAAACTGCCAATATAGTGTGCGTTTGTATTGTTTACATCAGTATCAAAGTTTTGACTAGGGTATGTAGTTGTTGAAAGAGCCGTAATCTGTGAACCATTCAAATACAGTTTAACCCTGTCTGTAGATGTTGCTTGGGTTGTGTCAATAGCAACAACAAGGTGATACCAAGCACTAACGTCACGAAATACTTGCGTAGTTTCAATCCGCATATCGTAAGCGGAAGAATAATTTAGGATTTCTAAACGACCATTGTCACCTTCTTCACGCAATCTAATTCCAAAAAAGTTGTTAGCGTCAACATATGCAGAAAACAAAGTGTTTGTTGTTGCCGGATTGCATCGCTTAAACCACCCACTCCAAGTCCATGTTCTACGATTACCCGCAACGCTAGGTGTTCTGGTCATGTACGCACTATCTGCAGAGTTAAACCGCAGACTACTACCAATCTGAGTCAGCGCCATAGGCCAATTACCCGCCGCCTTAGCAATCAGTTGTTGCTCAGTAGTCCAAACGCCAGAAGCAACGCTCGATGTGGGCGCTGTTGGATTAGCGGTGATTACATTACCGGGATAGCCGTGGATTGGCATATTAAACCTTTACGAGTTCAGTTCTTCCCAAGACGCAGTGACCACTAGATCACTAGCCGTACCAGCCGTAGCACCGATGGACTGATTCTCAAGCAGGTAGAACGATGTCGTCTTGTCTGTCACGATCAGCGTAGCATCAGCAGGCACCGAGATGGTTGACGCTATTGGAAACGCCGTACCACCAAGAGCCGCAGCCGAGTATACGTTAATCGTGATGTCAGCAGCAGATGTCCCGTCTACGTTAGCCACAACAATCGAGTTGATCTTATAGACCTTCCCGCTTGAGGCAGCGTTGCTAACAAGAGATGTTGCAGAGGTCGTAGACAGCGAGGTGCTGGACGAGTTGCCGTAAATCGCCGCTACGTTGACTATATTTGGGTTTGCCATATTTAACTCCTGAGATATTCAATTGCTTTGTTAAGCAGGGTTACGTCTTCCTTAAAAGAACCCAACGCCACATTGCAACCGTGGCATAGCAGTCCTCGTACTTTACCGGTTTCGTGGTCGTGGTCAACGTGTAGCCCACGCTTCGTCTTTGGTTCTTCGTTACAAATTGCGCATTTGCCTTGTTGGGTCTCAAACATCTGCTTGAAATCATCCGCAGTAATACCATACTTATACGCTCTAGATGCTTGGCGATCCAACTCAGGCTTTGCATGCCAACGAACAAGGCACTGTTTTTTGCAGCACTCACGACAAAATTTAGCGCTGCGATGTCCGTTTTTATTAACATAAAATTTAGCAATATCTGTTTCACCACAAGTAGGACACTTAGGCGGTTTACAAATTGCAAGAGAAGTTTTCGCTCTGTAAGCAGGATCACGCCAACGAGCCTTTGCTTGTTCACTTGCTATTTTACGCTGTTCAGTTGTCCACATATTGCAGTGCGTCAAAACCCAAAAATCATCGCCATTGCGATACTTTTACCCGTGGAAATACCCGATGAGGGAGTCGTAAACGACAACACACCGGAGCCGTTGGTTTGAAGAACTTGCCCAGTTGTACCATCTGCGTTAGGCAAAGTAAACGTCACGTTTGCAGCCATTGAGTCAGCGGATTTTAGCGACACATAGTTAGTACCGTTATCCGTGTCCTCGTACAACTTAAGATTTGCACCAGCAGCGCTCGTACCTGCAACATCCAACTGCGTGATACCAGCAATTGTTCCGCCCGTAATTGTGGCAGAGGGGGTCGTAATTGCAGGGATGTAATCAAATGCAGACTTAATATCCGTGCCGTCGTTGTATATAAACACTGTCTTACCGTTAGGTACGGTGACTGAGGCGCCCGCCACAATGACTCGAATGGACTGACCACCCGTGGTGTTGTTCTGAACGATGTATGGTTTCTCGATTCCCGGCACAATCAAGTCACGAGTTGTGGATAAGGAAGTCGTCGAAGTTACATTCAGTACAAAGTTACGGGCTATCTGACTGGCGTTAGTATTAGTCAGCGTAAGCGTCAGATTTGCATCAGACGTAAATTCAGGGTTTGCCCGACCTACGATGGCTTCCTCTAGGGCTGTGCCAAGGTTGGTGTTAGTCGTTGCACCCCAAGTACCGGACTGTTCACCAGTGGCGATAAGTTCGACTTTTAGGGCTGAGTAGGTAGAAGCCATATTTTTTCCTTTACGCTGCTATTTCAGTCCAATTTGCGGTTTGGGCATCATTAACTGCCACCCACGCATCGGTCTGTGAATCATTGATATTTTGCCAGTTAGCGGTCTGATTGTCGTCAACTGAAACCCAATTGAATACTTGCCCAACTGCACCGGTGGCTTGAACGCCTGTAACGGTGACATCCACACCCTGCCCAGCAGAGACGATACCAATGGCTGTGAGGGCTGTAACCCCCGTGACAAATACGCTGACACCCGGGACTGCTGTGGCTTGCCCAATAAATCCTGTTGCAGAAACGCCAGTGAGTGTGACTGACTCATTTTTCTGAATGACGACTTGACCAATAAAGCCAACCGCTTGAACGCCAGTAACACTAACAACCCCGTCACCTGTAACAGCGACTTGTCCGACAAAGCCAGTGGCTTGGACCCCTGTAAGTGTGACTGAGGCATCGCCAGTTGTTGCAACGCTTCCAACTTGACCAGACCCGCTAACCCCTGTGACTGAGGCGTTTGCTCCGCCTGTGGCTTGTGCTTGCCCGATAAAGCCGGTTGCACTGACCCCGGTAAGGGTGACACTAGCCCCCGCGCTGGCGGTAACGGAGCCAATAGCACCGCTACCTGAGACCCCCGTGACGGTGGTATTTGCACTACCACGGACTGCGACTGTACCGATGGCTCCTGTGGCTTGGACCCCTGTAACGGAGACAGAAGCGCCGCCGGTTGCTTGGGCTTGCCCGATGAACCCCTGTCCTTGAACACCAACTGCGAAGACATTGGCATTGGCAGCGACGGTAACTTGACCTGCGGAACCGGTGCCTTGAACCCCTGTTGGGAAGACGTTGGCTGTACCTGATACTGCGGCTTGACCGATGAACCCGTTTGCTTGTACCCCTGTGACGAGGACTCCGACACCTTCTCCAACAGAGACTTGACCAATCTGACCTGCGGCTTGAACACCTGTGACTGCGACGTTTGCATCGCCAGTGATAAGTACTTGACCAATTGATCCGGTTGCAGAGACGCCGGTAACATTGACGGATTCATTTTTCTGGGTCTGAACTGTGACTGATCCAACAGCGCCAGAGCCTTGGACGCCAGCAGAGCCTTGGCCCCACGGGGTCTCACCCCACCCACCGTAGCCCCACCCATCAAGCGGAACTTCGACGTCGGTGCGGTCTGATCCCCAAGGAACGTATCCCCAAGGACCGTCACCCCAACCACTGAATGTCGCCACATTTCAGTCCATTAGGCGATTCTAATGATCGCCCCGGTTGCTGTTGCCGCAGGGAAGATGATGGTGAATGTGCCAGAAGTTGAGGTCTTAGCACCACCAAAATCAAGGATTGCTACTGCGGGATTACCCGTAGCCGTGTCGTTATAGATCATGGCGCCATAAGCGGTAATAGTTGCCGTGGTAAACGAAATATCAGCAAAGTCGGTAAACGCCGTAGTTCCCGAAGATGTCGGGGTTACTTTGGTTAGAGCACCGCCACCAGCCACATAAGAGCCGGAAGCCGCTACTTCGTTGGTTGTGGTGTAAGCCGTGGTCGCTGCAGTAAACGAAGCACTGTTGTTATAGAGCGCCAGTTTGAAAGTCTGGGCAGAACCAGTCGAAAAATTGTGAACACCTTGCAGGATTTGTACCTTAAAAGATGTTGGCATGTAGTTACCAGTGAAGGCCATTTAACTTCTCCTTAATAGATGGGCGGCTTTTTCTTCCCCGCCCTGTAAACAAACTTGAATACAGGTAGCCCTTTCGGACTGTGCTGCTCGCTTTAAATACTCCAAAATTGTCTTTTCAATTTGCTGCCGAAAATACTTAGCCTGCTCACGGATAGCCGGAGGTGCGGAATCGGACACACCCACGATTTTATCGGCACACACCTCAGCCAAGTCCTCTAGCGGCAGGCCACCAAAGTCACTGGTTTTGATCATCGGGCTATGTATCTGCCCCATCTTTATCTCAAACATCAGGTCCTCACCGCCTCTGGCGCACGGTACTCATACGCCGGTTCTGGCTCTTTAATTTCTGAAAACTTCTTAGTGACGAACTTACCATCTTCTAGCCCAACAACCAAGGGGTCAGCAAGGCGATGGTAGCCATATAGTTTGGACTGCACTGGCTCATTAGAATCCAGTAAGGAAGACTCGTGTGCGATGCCAATCTTGATTCCTCTCTCCATAGCCTTAGCCAATAAGAACTCACAGCAAGCACGCCCAGCCTCAGCAAAATGCACAACCTTCTTATATGAGAAGTCAATCCCGTAAAGGTGCATTTCTTCTACTTTTGCTGCAATGCCAAAACCTATGGCGTAAGCCACCGTATTATTAAAGTACCCAGTTCCACAGGCGTTCATAACCTCTTCAAGCGGAAACTCAACCAAACCGGGGCAACGGCTATCTAACTCGCAGGTATAGATAGGACCGGGGTGTTTAGCCAGTACCGAGCGCATAATCCCTGTCTGGGTACCAGCATCCTCAGAATCCAGAAACCGGCTTGCCGGGTCCATCATAAACACCCTGTCGTGGTACACCACACCTGCCATAGCATTGATCGCCCAGACCTCATCAATAGGCTGAGAATGGGTTTTAGCCAGCACAAATTGACCGTGGGATTTGCCCATAGCCACGATGGCGATCTTTTTGCCGGACAGATCAGGGATCATTTGACTGGGTACCTCACCTGACCAGAACGATAAGCGTCCTGACGATCCTTGGCATCACCCAACATCTTAAGCAGGGAGAGAGCCTCGTTATAGCGGGTGGTGTAGTTATCCAAAACATCTTTATCGGACTTCATAAACGCAGCCGCTTCTAGCAAAGAGCCGTACAGGAGTACAGACTCGAAGTTATCCCCAAGCCACGACGTACCAGCCGTCACAATCGATTGCGGGTAGTAGAAGTAGTGCAACTCCATCGTGTAGTTGGAGTTAGGCATCGGACCAAGAAGGAACGAGTTGTAGTCAAACACCGCGTAATAGGTGGGTAAACCCGTATCTGTTTGGCTAGGATATGCCTCACGGATGAAGTTCACGTCCTTGTTGATTAAGTACACATAGTCCCCGGAAGCAAAAATACGCCCGTCGGGGAGCGTCGTAGGGCCGTTACAAACCACTGCCAACGAAAAAGTTGCCAGCCAATCGTTTGGGACCTGCAAGTACTTATTGCCGGAAGTTGCTGTACCAGTCACGTTCTTGCGGATAGCCGGGATCTGCACCGAGTTGTAAATCCGCTCCTCGGCATTTTGGACAAACGTGGCTATCTGTTCTGCAGACGTAAGACTGCCGCTTCCCACGGTATCTGGGAAGTCGTTTTCGGCGTAGCCTTTTATGGCGTCAACAAGTTCAGAGTAGTTCATTTAACCCATCTTTTTGCTATTGCTGTTACCCCGGGTGGTGTTTTTAGTACCACGAGTCCGCATTGTCTGGGTGTTAGGGATAGCATTTGGATACCCGTTCTCACCCATTGTGTCGGTATAGGGCTTAGGCTGCGTGTACTTACCAACTGGGTCGGCAGTCTCAGCAGGGAAATAATTAAACTTATCGTTGGCTTGGCTCATATTAGATCCCCGTTTTACGGACACGGCTCATGGGCGACTTCTGGTTGGCGACTTTTGCCAGCCCACGACCCAGTTGCTTCATCTCCAAATTGGTCTTTCCGCCACGGCGGAGTTTCTTCACGTTGGCGTCCGGATGGGCTTTCGCTCCCTTTTTAGCCATGTGTGCTTTGAGTGCTGCTTTCATATCCATGTTTTACTCCTAAGTAGTTGTTACGGTTACGGTCCCTACATTGCCCTGTGCCTCTAAATTATTGGGCGTTAATCCATTATCTCTTGCTCCACCCACTGGGTTCCACCCCCACTGGATTATCCTACTACCTCCAGACGGCTCACCAAATGCATCTGAAGCATCTGGATCTGGCGGGTTAATGTACTCAACTTGCGTTCCTGTTAAACCTGCCTGTAAATACGACTTGTCGTTTCTCGGATTCTGCAAAGCCTGCGGGTCGTACACGGGGTACATACCCAACTGCAACTGCGGTTGATCCGGCTCCCAGCACGTATGGCAAACCAGCAAATTGATGTTCTTGGTCTTGATGACCAATTTTTTCAATTCCTTCAGTTTGTAACGAAATCCGCATCTATCGCACTCCGCTATTGCCCATTTACCAGAAGCAAACTTTGGACCAGCCATAGTTCACCCGTTAATAAAAATACTGCCGTGGAGCCAGCCGCAAGGAAGCCTTTTCACGGTCTTCACTTGATCCTAGCGTCCATTGTTCCTCATAAGCCGCTTTTAGCATATCCAAACGTGGCATACCTTCTGGGATCTTCATGGCGATGTAGTACGCCAACCCAGCCACCAAGCACGGCAACATGCGAAACGGGATGTCCTCAGTCTGCACACCATTACCCGCATCCTGCAGGCGACGCAATCTCCAATACACAAAAGTATAGAAGTTAGACTGGTCCGGGCTAGGCCAGACGTTAATATTTGGTAAGTTAGCCACAGACACCGCCGCCCCACTGTTATGCCCAGCAGCCGTCGTATTGTTCACACCACGGACACAGTTTTGTAGGGTATTGCCAGAAATCTCGTTGTACCCAATGGTCTCAGAGCCAATCGTGATAAAGCCCACGTAGTTAAGTCCAACCACAGAACTTAGTGTAACGGTGGTAGAAGACGAAGTAATAGTGCTCGCCAGCGTGATGTTAGTGGTGTTTGAAGCCCCGCTTTGGCGGTCAATCCATACCTGAATTGGGCGTCCTTGGGCATTCTTATTAGGGATCGTGGCGTAGGTGCTGCTAGATATCCGGTTGATATTGATGTCTGACTGGCTAATAAGCCCAGAGTCGGTACGCACTACCATGTCCATTAGATCGATGGTGTCGATAGGCAGGGCGTAAGTGATCTGCGCCTGATTTAGCGGGATTGAGCCTTGCTCAATAGTCCAGAGGTTCACACCCCGGTTAGCCCACTCAATTGTCAGCAGGTTCAGACTGCGGCGTGCAGTCCGTAACTCATATCCAGTACGCAACTCGGCACCAGCCCGTTCAAAGGCTTCTTCTACAATGTCATTAAGTTGTAGATTAAAGTTAGTGGTTCCGGTTGTCGTCATTTCACTTTCCTGTGCCTAGCAGTTTTTGCAGCCACGTTCTTTGGCTGGGCAACGAATTGCTTTCCTGCGGCTTTTCCTGCTCGCTTGGCTCGGGTGGTCGCGGCGTACTCTTGCGGGGAGAGCGCTTTGATGGCGCTACTTGGGAGGTATCTTTCCCCTGTAGCCTTCGGTCCTTGCGTAGATGGTTTGCCACTCTTAGTTCTCCACTTTTGAGCGGTCCACGCTTTCAGGCTTTGCTGCGGCTTTTTCAAGTTCGACATATCTTTCTCGTTGCCTAATCTTTCTAAAATCCTCAGCGGTACTTATTAGCCAGTCAAATACGTTGCCGTCTACATTGGCGTCGTATACCGGAAACCTAATCCCGGTACCCACCGCCCGCCTTTTTGTACTGCGCCGCTAACATCTGCGCTTTACGAGCACTCCATTGACCCGGAGCACCACCTTTACCGCCAGCCTTAATACTCTCAAAGAGCCGCTTGCGCATACCGGGTTTGGTGTAGTTGCCAGCCTCGTTCACTTTAGATACACCACCTTCGGCGTACATAGTGACCTCATTCGGATCATCCTTGCGGGTGATCGTCTTGGCTTTAGGCATCTTGGATGGGTTGATAATCCCCATCCCCCGACTTAAGCGCATTTAGCAGGTCTTTCCGCCGTAACGCATCTTCTTGACTGCGCCACCTTTTTTCATAGCCACTTCCTTGCCCTTGGTCTTACCCTTAGAAGCAATTCCGTCAGCAGACTTATGCCCAGCAGCCAGACCACCAGCCCTCATACCGAGCGAACCCATTTGCTTTGCGGTTGGCATCTTTTTAGTAACGCCACCGGCTTCCATACCTGCTTCTTTCATCTCATGCTTAATCATGGACTTGGGAGCGCCTTTTTTCTTCATGAAGGACACTTCCTTTTTCATCATTGCTTTTGACTCTTTCATGACTCCACCTTCCTTTTTAGTGAACTCTTTGCCTACGGACGTTGGTACGCCCACCTTCTTTGCAAACTTTGGGTTATTAGCCACCGCTTGCATAAACTTTTCTTGCTTTTTCGATACGGTTGGCATCAGACCATCTTTCCACGGGTCTTACCTTTTTGGGCGCAACCATCGGCACGCTTAGAAGCAGAAGACTTTACTTGCCCACCTTTTTTCATATACCCCATTTTGTTGCGTACTTCGGTGGGTAGTTTAGAAAGGCCCGGGTTTTGTTCTGCGTCAACAGGTTTTAGGTTGTCCATCACACCATCCTCCCGCGAGTTTTACCTTTAGCAGCGCAGCCATCAGCACGCTTAGAGGCTGAAGATACCGTACCACCAGCGCGTTTCTTAACGGCTAGTTCCTCTTTAGACTTGTCCTTGTACTCTTCTTCCTGAGTAAAGCCCATCTTGTCAGCCAATTTGCTGGCTCCAAGAGTTACGGCACGGACAGCCTTCTTGACCAACGGCATATCGTCGTCAACTTTGGTTTCACGAATCATCTTCGTGCGTGTAGATTCTTCAGCCATTACTTACCCCTTTTGACCAAGTTCATCAATTTTTGCTTCAAGGCGGTTAAACCTCGTATCAACGTGGACCAGAAATTTGTCAAACTTGTCGTCAACTTCTTTACGAGTGATGTGCTCACGAGCCACCTCCTCACGTGTTTTGTTTAATAAAATTCCAAGACGGCCTAATTCATCCATCTTGCCTTTAAGCAGTGCGCCTAGAACCATAACAATCCCCGTCAATACGACGTTCCAAAGCATCATCTCCATCAGACAATCTTTCCTCTTGTCTTACCACGGATCTCACAACCATCCCCACGCACAGACCCACCCTCTTTGCAATTCCATGCACGAAGGCTTTTGTTGATGCGGGAGTTGGGGTCATTAGCGGTTTTAGCGCTAGTTAACTTCTTTTTCATACCCTTCATACGGGCACAAAATGAATCTCTACGGGAGCCACCTTCAGGTTGAGGGCGCTTTAGGCCGGGTTTTCCGGGGTTAGCAGCGTTGTAGGAAGCACGGCCCTTGGCGTTCAAACCGCCTTCAGGGTTCTTGCCTTCCTTACGTTGCCACGCCGGAGACTTAGCCATTTGACACCTTTTCATCCTTGACGAGCCGGGGGTAGAAGGCTTCATTGCCGTAATCACCCTCGTACTCAATGGTTCCCATGTGGCCTAACTTGATGGTGGGGTCTACCCAGACCTGATAGCCAGCATCGCGGGCACGGTCACAGAACAGATAGTCCTCACCAACGTAGGAGTTGTCCTTAACGGCAAAGTCAAATATCGCTGACAGCGAGCGTCCGGTTCTCTCGTCCCAGTATTGCCACTGAGGGTTGTCCTTGACCAAGTTCTCAATCACAGAGCGCTTAATCATCATGAACGCAGTAGCCACCCGCTGTGCACGGACCAGCCCCATACCGTTCATCGTGACCCCATTACCGTCCTCATCCAACTTGACGATGTAGGTCTTCTCAACCTTACGGGCACACGGGATACCGGCAGCAATGTCGATATTTGGCTCCGTTACCCAAGCCATCAACCGAATAATGTCTTCTGGCTGGAAGTTAATGTCTGAATCTATGAACATCAACTCCGTGGCGTCAGACTCCAAAAAATCCTGAACCAAGAGGTTACGTGCCCGTGATACCACCGAGCACCCACAACTACTTCCAATCGTAATGTCAATCCCGTGCTGTGGCGCCTGTTGGGCAAACCGCATCAAAGAAATGGCTTGTTTGAGTGAAACCTTGTGGTCGTAAGCAGGAATACCAAAAAAGATCTTATGGCCTGCTAACGTGTAACCTTTTTGATTTTGCATTTGTTTGGTTATCCGTAGAAAAGTACTATTGAGGTAGTGTCGGTAACTGTGCCATGCAGCGTACCGGTCTTGACTAGAATACCTTCACCCGGTAACGGAATAATGGTGTATCCAGCCGTACCGCTTGCGGCGGTATTTAAGGTAAGCACAATATCTCCACTAGCGCCACCTTCACGAATAACGACAGAACCCGCGTTCGTACCATTTACCGCATATATGGTTTTGATACGAGTTCGGTTAATGTCGTTATTGTTCTGGTCTTTAAAATTACCAGTAGACGTTAACGGTTTTGTGCCAAATACATCATATTGCATGGAAGCCATGTCAGCCTCCTAATTAAGAGAGGTTGTTGTTCTGAATATAAAGAACAGTCACCGTTGCCGAACCAGTTGTACCATCTCCGTTTTGAGCAGCAAAATCCACCAAAACCTGCAGGTCTGTAGTACCGACGTTAGTTGCTTCGGTATCCAGAGTTCCACGGGTGGTTGCCGCTGTCTTAACGCTAGTGCTTGGAATAAACGCATTAGAGTCAGCAGAGGTTCCAACTTCGACGGCGGCTGTGCCGGAGTCGTTGTTAACGATTGCGACGTTCAGAATAACGTCAACGATCTGCGAGTTTGCAGGAATCGTTGCTACAACTTGATTGTTTGAAGTTGCGCCAATGATGTCAATCAAAGCAGATTGAGCCATTAGCACGTAGCCTACGTTTGCTACATTGGTGCCAACCGTAGTGCCGGTTGTATCTCTAATGGTGCCAGCCTTAACTGGGCCGGAAAAGGTAGTAGTTGCCATATTGTCCTCGTGTAGTAGCACATTCTCGTATCTTCTCTACTAAGTCTGCTAGGTCAGTAGATACGAGCAAAATCCTAGTCCCTAAAGAATACAGCAAAAGGGGGGCTTTGCAACCCCCCTTTCTTACAACATTACGCGCCGGGTGAACCGAAAACGCCAAGCGGATCGGACCAACCAAACGAATAACGCTCACGGGCCTTGTAACGGACGTTACCGGTGTCGAAGTCGCCGTCCATCGATGTTGCCATCGGGGTACGAACGAAGTGCTTCAGACCGTTAGGAACGTCTGTGCAGAGGAACCAAGCATCTGGGTCGGTCAAGAAGTGGTTAACAGTGTAACCCTCTGGGATCGAACCATTGCTCTTCAGAGCGTTGATGTCGTTATCAGCCGTACCAACACGCAGTTCCGTCTCAAGAATACGAGTCGCAACGAACATATTGGAAGGAGCAACGACCAACTTACGCGGCTTTGCAGCAATCAGCAGGCCACGCTCGTCCGTCCAACCAGCGATCTGAATAACAGCGGCCTCAAGGGAGGTCTCAGACAGGTCGGCAGGGGTTGCGGGTTCGTTGCTGTTGACGCCACCAGAAACCAAGGGGTGTGCAGTCGAGAACAGTTCTACGCCATCGCCACCAGTATAGTTGGAGTCAAAGCCGTTGTTCAGGATTGCAGCAGCCTTAGTCTGCTTGGTGTAAGCCATAGCACGGGCCAGAGCCTTGGTGTACCGGCTGGACAGGGAGTCATAGAGGTTGTCCTCAATTGCCTCTTCCGTCAGCGAGAAGCCAAGAGCAATGGTTTCGTGGTTATAGCGAGCCGTCCATGCTTCTTGCCCGTTGTCATAAGCGATGGCAGAACCTTCGTTTTTGACAGGAGCGGCTGAGAAGCCAGACAGTTTTGTTTCTTCTTCGAAGGAACGCTCAGAGGTTTCAGTTTCGAAAATCTCTTTATGCTCTTCGCCGTAGCGAGCATACTCCATACCAAACAATGCGTTCAGTCCGGGGAGAAGTTCCTTCAGTAGTTGTGCGCGGGAAATAGCCATTTAATATGCTCCTTATACGCCAGTGGCGTTGTAATACCGGTGCACACCAAAGTTCCACTTCACGATCACTTCCGTGTAAGAACCGGGGAAACCAGCAAATGCTGTCTCAGGAACAACGTCGATAATACGAACCGGCAGGGTGGTCGTGGTGTTGGTCGCATCATTGATGGCTACACCAGAGTTACCTGTAGTCGCAGAACCGGGGTTCTGAACCAAAGCAGCGTTACGATTAACATCAGTACGGTTTAAGAAACTGATGGTGGTTGTGCCAGTGTCACACACTGCAGCCTTAAACAAAGCATCCGGATCGTCCTGAACATAGGCTTCAATCGTGGAGTTTGTTAGACCACCGGGGTAAGACTGACGATAGGTTGGGCCGTAGGTCGGATCGACGTACGTGCAACCGAGGAAAACACCAACAACAGAGCCAGAGTCCGTGGTGGTCAACTTTGTCACATTCCCGTCGCTGTTAAGGTTAACAACGTCGCCAAAGAAAATAGCGGTTGTTTCGCCCGAGCCGATGGGGATTTGACGAGTAGCACCAGCAAACACCTGACCGCCGATCAAATTGATCGGAATTAGGCCGTAAGGGCCTGATACGGTGGGATATGCCATTTTTTAACCTCGTTAAAAAGTTTATTTACCTTTTCCAAACGACGTCTTAGAAGAACGCTCCTTAAAGAGCGGCATCCTCGGGTCGTTCTCTCTCATGAACGTGTTATCTACGGCTTCCATGTTGTCTCTGGTGGCTTTGGCGTAGTACTGCTTACGCTGTTCCATAAACTCAACAGGGATTTTGCAAAGTAACAGTCCGGCGACCTCAATATTGTCCTTAAAACGACTATTGGGGTCAGTTAACATCTGGAACTTAGGTTGCTCTTCAATCCGGACGGGTTCCCACCCTTCGCGCATCTTGGAAGATGTGTTTTTGGGGTCAGCCTGTCCCATCGAGGCAACACGAATCCAGCGATACGAGTATCCCGGCTGTTTATCCGGCTCCGGCAATGCGGAAGCGGGTGCCCAAGCCTGTGGACGCTCTACGGCGGATCGATTTTCAAGTTCGCGTGCAAGTCTATTTTCAGCCATGTTAGTTCTCCAAAGTTTTTGCATATTCCCGGGCATACTGCTCGGGGGTTAAACCCAGTTTCTTCGCAATATTTATTTGCGATTGTTTCAGCACAATCTTTTTGGAGGACGTGCTTCTGGATGCCGGAGCAACCACAGTGGCGGGTTTTTCGGTGCGCGTAACGGGCTTGCCGCCCCCGTTAGTCGTTTGTACTTCTTCCTGAAATCTCTCAGGAAATCTTTCGCGCATTGTTTTGTCAATACGCTGGTAATACTCGTCAGTCGTTGCATACGCCTGACCGTTTTCTGCTACCAGTTCTTCGTGAAGACCCAACGCCAAACTGGTCATCAACCGATCCCGACCAAACCATTGGTTCCGTTCTTGCCACCCCATTGCCTTATTGTCAGGACGTGGAGTACGAGATACTGGTTGTTCTGGAGCACTATTTACATCAGTTTCGGGTTCTTGTAAAGGGGGTCGATAACTTTTTATTTGCTGAAGTTTGTAATTTACCTCGGCAAGTTTCTCCTGAGCATCTACAACCCGGTCCGAATCTCCGGCCTCATATGCCTCTTTATAGGCACGTTTAGCCATCTCCATTTCCAACTCAGCCGCCGTTTTAGCGGTATTAATGAACGACTTTTGGTCTTCGGTCAGTTTGGACTTGAGTTTCTTGTTTTCTTCAAAAACTCTCTGGGCCAAGGTAATAGCCTCTTGCTGCTCCCGCAGCGCGGCCTCTTTAGCCCTACGCTCGTCGTGCCAGACTTTGCGCATTTGCTTGAGACGAGTCTTAACCCTGTCGGAATACTCCTCCAGTTCGTCAGCCTCTAATTCGTCTACAAGTTCTTTCGGTAGTGGCTCCCGCCCACGGTCATATTCCGGGGTGTCGTCCATTACTTCAATATTGTCATCTTCGGGTTTACCCCTAGCCTCTACTTCTTTTTCTACGGGTTTACCCTGATCTTCACCCTCTACTTCAAATTCAAATTCGGGCTTTCCTTCTGCTTCTTTGGGTAACGGCATGTTTTACTCCTATTTGCGAGAGATGCCACGGGGGTCTTCGACTACACCCTCCACGGAATCGTCGTTGATGATGCGGAACTCACGACCATGAATCTTGAGCCGCGTACCTGCGTGTGGGCGCACGAGAATAAAGTCCCCCTCCTTACACCACGGTCCACTTGGAAAGCGTGCCGCGTCTTTATAGCAATCCGCACCCATCTTGACCACGAACAAAACCGTTGTGAGGAGTTCTTCGTGTTGGAGGGTAATGTCTGATTTAAGGATTCCAGAGTCGTAGGTCCCCTCAATTTCAGGAATTGCACACAAAATGCGGTACCCAGATGGGTCCGGTAACTGCTTGGCTTTGCGTTCGTCTGTGTCTGGCAGAGTACTTACTTCACCTTCTTCTGTAGCGATGGCGAGTTCAGTCATCGTCTTTTTCCATCCTTTCTGCTGTTTCCATAAGAATATTGTTTGCGATCAGTAAGCCACGGTAGATCCCACAAGCGTATTTGTAGTCTCCAAAATCTTTTGCGTGTCCTAATACTGTGTCGTTTTCTATTACCTTCATTTCCTCGCGTACCTTGTCTGAAAGGTATTTGAGAATGTCGTTACTCATTTATTCTCCTTTTTGTGGAAGTTAAGCCCTCTTGCTACGAAGCCGAAGAAGTTCTTTGTCCCTCTCCAGTTTCATTCTTTCGTCCTCTGCCGTGGCTCTGATCATGGCATCGGCTTGTTTAACCTTTAATGCTTCATCTTCAGCGGTGGCTTTCACCATTGCATTAGCCTCAGCGATCTTCTCTTGTGATTGAATCCGCTGGCGCTCAATGTTTTGCTGGTTAGCCTTGAGTTGTGCGTCGGTCTTGTCCTTGAGCACTTTGCGTTGGAGGTCTGCTTCTTTGATAGAAGCCTCTTTTGCCTGTAACTGAAGAATCGGATCTTGGGCTTGCTGCTGTGCCTGCTGTTGTGCAGCGGCGGTCTGGTTCTGGAGCAGGAGTTGTTGTGATGCCTGAGCCACCAGACGGGAGAGAGCAGCCTCCATATCCTCGGGGATTTTTTCATCCTCATCGTCAAACGTCGGGATGGGTGCACCCACCTGTTGTTCGATTTGGTTGCGGTACATGTACCCATAATGCTCTGCAATATGTGCTTGCAGTGCCCCCATCATCTGCTGCGCCATCGGGTTTTGTCCGATCATCTGAGCAGTCATAGGATCTTGCATAAAGGTCATGTGGGTTGTGATATGGGCTTGGTGATCCTGATAGGAGAAAGCCTTGAGTGGCTTGCCTTTAATCACATCCATGTTCTCGGATATGGGATCACGTGGGTTCATATCGTCTTTCATCGGCACAAGTTTCTGTACATTCTTGATACCGAGAACTTCTAACATCTGCCGATGTAGGTATGGCAGATCGTATAACTGGGGCGCAGTCTGGGCTAATTGTAGAGCCGCTTGGTACTGCACCACCTTCTGACTCATCGTCGCAGCGTTAGGGTCTGAGACCGGAATCACGTCCACATCGTCGTAATCCGACTGCTTGGCCCGTGGGGGTCCTTCAACCGGCTCGTACGAATAATCGTCCGGAGTGTAGTCACGGATGATGTTCTTCAGGAGTTTGAACTCCTGCTTCATCGAGTAGTGGATGCGGGCCTGAACGGCTGACATCACCTTCAATGTGCGCTCTAGAATTGCCAGCGTCGTACCTACGGGTGACTGGGCACTCATGTCGGATACCTTCATATCCGCTGCGCTTGCAAACCGGCGACCCTCTTCAACAATCGTACCCAAGAGGGTATACAACACCTGACTTGGCTCCTTGTATGGGAGCGTCATGATGTTATCTTTGATTGTGCCGGAGGCTACGTCTACGTCTCTAAACTCTGCCGGGGAGATGGGGGTGTCATCACCCTTAACTCTAAGACCTTTGGTTTTGAATCCACCGGGCAGGTTTGACAGGGTTCCCGCATCAACAAGTTGACGAATAAGAGAAGTGCCAGACTTAGCAAAAGCACCAATAAGGTGGATAAGACCAAAAGCGTAAAAACCAAAACCCGGAATATACGAGTAATGTACGAAGTGATTTCTCTTCTGTTTAGTATCATCTTCAGGGTGCCAGTTGCGACGGATCGCTAGGACTGTTTGAGTTCCTTTTTCAATAGTAACAACGTAAGGCAGCGCAATACCCGTCGGCTCGCCATCCTCGTCTTTGTCTTCGTAGCCGGGCAGGTCCATGTCCACGTGCATCTCAAGGATCTTGTACCTGTCGTCAGATGAGGCACGAAAGCCCATCTTCTCAGCAATTTTCTTCTCAACCTCGTCGAATGAGTCAACCGGATCACCAAGTTCTACGTCACGATAAAAGCCTGCTACCTGTAACTTGCGCAGTTCGTTTTCTGTCTTACGCATCACATGGGTGACACGCTCCGAAGTCTGGAGGTTGGACGCCCCGTAAGGCACCACGACATCTTCTGCAGGTACAAAGATAGAGACTTGCCGCTCAATGCTTGGGTCGTAGTACACCTTCTTGAACGCATTACCCGAAAGCCCCAAGCCCCACAGCATCCGCTCGTGCTCAGGCCGATACTCGACCATGACTTCCGTTAATTGATAATTCATGTCATCCTTGACACGTACGGCGGCCTCGCGTTTCGCAGGGGTTTCTTTGCCTATAATTTGTGTCTTGACCGGCCCCGCAGCAGGGAAGGTCTCCATGATTGTCTCTGCCTGAAACTTAACCAGCGCCTCACTCAACAGCGGGTGGTACACACCGCAGGCTCCGGGCCAAGGCTCTGTGCGGTCCTCAATCTTTAGACCAAGAAGTTCTAAGCCATCAACATAAGTCTGCATCCAGTCTTTGCGGCTAGATACATCTTCTTCAAATTCGCCAAGCAAGTCTCCGCATAGTTCGGTCAACTCACCTTCGTCCATCTCTTCAGCGAGGTTGGCATTAAAGTCATCCTCAACTTCGACTTCTTCAATCTCTAGTATGGGCTTGCCATCAATACCGATGCGCACAGCCTCCGGATCTTCAATCTCTATCTCAAGAGCAGGCTCATCCATCATCTCTTCGAGATCTAAACCCATAGGGGCTTGATTAAGTGCTTTGTCAATTGCCATTAGTAGTATCCTTGAAAGTGCCGTCTAAACTGCGGAACCTCTTCGGGTTCGTCCAGTGCCGTGCGAATATACCCCCCTTTCCTAAAGCGCATCAACGCTAAGGAAACAGAGTCAACGTAGTCATCATGCTCTCCTGCCGGAAAGGATGCAACCTCCTCGATTACCTCTTCCGCCCAGTGGGTGTTGGGCGCCCAGACCCGACCTGAAGCAAATAAGTCAGACACAGCGTTTAGTCGGCTGATCTTGTCGTTACCCCGAGAGGGGGTGAACTCTTGGACCGGGATACCCATCGCCCGCATCTCATAAATCAAGGGCGCCCCGGAAGCCTTCTTCTCAATAATGATGGAGTCTGGTTCCCAGTTCTGGTATTGCTCCACGGCCTCCCGTTTGAGGGCTGGAAACTCCAAGCGATCCCGAAAGGCATTGAGTAGGATGATGTTTGACTCCATCATTCCGGTTTTTGGGTCCTCGTGGTAGAACACGCCCCACGTCGTACAGGCCGAATAGTCTGCCCGATTAGATTTTTCAAAGGCCGTATCCCACGCTTGAAGGACAAATTCGCAGTTTGGCGCCTCGTCGTCCTCCCAGATCCTCCACCAGTCCCGCTTTACAATAGCCGAGGTCTCTGAGGTGGGGTCTTGCTGGTACTGGGCCATCCATTTGCCGTGGGGCAACTCGTTTCTGAGGGCCAAAAGTTCTTTTTCCGACCAAAACTGAGGCCAGAGCGGGCTTCCAGACGGTAAAAGAGCCGGTAACTCGATCACTTCCCACTCATCGCCGTCTCGCTGGGCGGCTGCTTTCAAAACTTGCCCGGTAAGGTCCTTTTTACTCCATCTGGTCATCACAACCACGATGGCTCCCCCCGGCTGGAGACGCTGCCTTGGCCCAGAGGTGTACCACTCGTAGGTTTTGTCGTAGATTTCGGGGTTAATTTCGGCTAGGGCTGCTTCTTGCTCCGAGTGAGGGTCGTCAATAATGAGCAGATCGGCACCTTTACCAGTCACCGCGCCCCCGACACCGATAGCAAAGTACTCACCGGCGAAGTTTGTAGCCCACCGACCTGCCGCTTTGGAGTCAGACTGGAGCGAAACCTCCGGAAACAGGTCCTTGTAGCGGTCTGCGTCTACCAGATTTCGCACTTTTCGACCAAAACCCACAGCCAACTCGGCTGTGTGGGAGGTCTGGATCACCTTTTTGCCGGGAAACTTACCGAGAAACCACGCTGGAAGCAGGTATGAGGCGAACTCGCTCTTGGTATGCCGGGGTGGCATGTTAATAATTAGGCGCTTTATCCTGCCTTCAGCCACTCCCTCAAAGGCCCGGGCCATCTTCTCGTGGTGCGCCCCGTGTATGAAGTTAGGCCACACATACTTTACAAATGACATGAAGTCCTGCTTCGCCACGTCGTGCACGGCGGTTTTCCGTAACTCGGCAATAAGTTGTCCAACCTTCTGTTGGACTGCCGGGGGGAACTTGTGCAGGTTATTCTGGGCTTTTATCAGTAGGTTCTGATCCATCGTCCAAGCCCAGTTCTTTGTCAATATCTAACTCTGCAAGACTTTGGGTGGGGGTCTTTTCCTCGACGGTCTCCACCTCACCCATATAGATTTCCAAGGTTTTAGCCAGTTCGGCCTCAATATCTTGCACGGTGCGGTGGGTTACTGTGACGTCGATGCGCTCTGAAAACAACCCAACCGTA